AAATAATATGATTGAATCATTGTTATCATTGCCGATTGAAATTCAAGTTTTATTATTATTCGGAATAATAACAATTATGTTTAATATAATAAAGGAGAGTAAATGAGTTTAAGTAATAAATCTTATGAAGAACTAGAAAAAGCATCAGTAGAATGGAGTATAGCACATGGTAAAGTTATAATTTTAAATGAAGGATTAAAAGCTACTTTTAGTAAGCTATTTTTAAAGCATAAATTAGATTCTAAAACTAATCTGGAAGCTGAACACAAAGCTAGAACAGATGAAAATTATAAAAAAATTGTTGATGTTTATGCAGAAGCAGAAACTAATTTAGTAAAATGTCGTTATCATTATAATAATTTAGATAAGTATGTAAGTTTAAAACAATCAGAGTTAAAAAGAGATTTAGCTTTAAGTAGTAAAGTTTAATGAATTTCACTAGCGAGAATCGTGGTTTAGTTCCCTTTGTTAATCAGCTAGTGAATAGAGTTGTTAGCGAGAGGTAACGACTTGATTTAGGGTGGTTTGCTCTCTCTCTCCACCCTAGATTTAATGCCTAGTTATTTCAAAATATTTTAAACTGGTCTTTTCTGTGATTGGAGTTTCTGTATAATGATAATCTATAAGTTCTACTTCTGGATTCTTTTTTATATCAGAAATCATTCTATTTAATTTCGCTTTAATAGGAACAACATCTATAAATCTAAAATTAACAAAATGACCATAAGGATTGTGAGAAGTTTCTAATCTAAATTCTACGTCTATAATTTTTGCGTCTATGTCCATTAGACATATTACTTCTTTTTGTTTCTATTTAAAACTTTATCTGTCATTTTAGTAGAGAATGTTGCAGTAAATACTATAATAACTAAATACCAAACACTATCAGGCAAATCATTTATGATTCTTACCCATTCTTCAAATCTATCTCTTGTACTTTCAAACCACCCTGTACTTAACATTCCAATGAGCCAAATTAATAATATTTCGTCTTTAAAACTTTTGTCTTGTGATTTAATTCTTTGAACATCAACCTCTTTACAGGCTTCTATTTCTGCCTGTCTTATAGTTTTAACTTTTTCAGCTTTGTGTTTAAAATGTTCAGTAGCCTTATTGAACACCATTTTTGTCAGAGGATTTTTTAATAAAGCTAACCACATAATTATATACTACTTGTAAAAAATATTAATGTTGCCCAGTATAGCACAAGAATTGAATATATTAAATAAGTAAGGTTCATTCATGTTTAATATTCTTTATTTTTTATTTTTCAACAATTCTTTTGCAAGTTCGCAATAATGAATGATTTTATCTAAATCTTCTATGCCATTTTTGTTTTCATAACGACATATATATTTAACTACATTTCCCTGAATAAAATTAAGTTTATTCTTAACTATAAACTCAATAGGTTGGATTGTATATGCTTTGTAATGGTTGCCACCTATTTGTTTATCAGTAGCCTTTAAATCGCTTGTATGGACTTTTAACCTAGACAATTTTGCCTATCCAGTTACCATTTTTGATAACCATTGGAAGTAATCTTGGAACTCCATCTATAATAATTCCACACCCTAGAATGAATCTTGTCTTAAAATTCTTCGCATATTCAAAGGCCATAGATTTTTGATTAGTTAAACAACCGACATTCATTCCAAAGAATAGATTATCTGGATTAGCCCACCAACTGATAACAAATTTCGTATGATAATGTCCTTGAACTGCTGACATACCCATAGCTTGTGAAACTTTTAAAATATCAGCACTCATACCATGAGTAAAAAAGCACCTTTGACCATTAGACATAGTTAAAGTTATATTATCAACCCACTTCCATTTTTTAGTACCTAAAAATTCTCCATAAGATTTAATAAATTGTTTAGACATTCCATACTTTAATGCTCGTCTGAATACTAAACTAGAATGGTTACTATCTACTTCTGTAACATCTGGGAATATTGTTTCTAATTCTTTAATATATTTTCTTGTTAAATTAAGTTCATCTCCAGCATTTGGTAAATCAGGGTTGCTATCGTGCATTGAAATATTATGAAAGTCTATTGAGTCGCCTATGTTAATAATTCTATCTGGTTTAAATTCTTTTTTGATTTGATTTAAAAAGACAAAACTATCTTTGTGATGATATGGAATGTGCATATCTGAAATAACAAGTATTCTTTTATTCTTCATACAGTTATAAGTTGTACTAATTTTTGGCTAGTTGTAAAGGTTATAAACCTGACAGAGTTATAATTAAATATCCCATAGCACTAATTAATGAACCAGTACAAATTAGTAAAATCTTTTCTAATCGTTTTACTCTTTCTTCTATTATGTTAATTTTATCGTGAGTTAATTTTTGCATGATGCGACAAAGTTTTTCGTGAGATTCTATTTTTTGTAAGGCGTTCTGTTTCATTTTAATTCTTTAGTTTTCCACCAGACCATTTTGCTTCTGGTAATCCATTAGTATATTCAGAACCATTAAATGTCAAAACTTGCTTTCTATTACTGCCTTCTACAAATGAACAATGAACCCACCCTGAATTAGCACCTTCTTCTTCTTTCCAAAACTCTAATATAAGTTGGTCAAAGTCGCAATTATTTTGAATCCATAAAGCTACTTGCAAATTAGAAATTCCAGCTAGTTCCATATCGGAAGCCTGACCCTTACAATGCTGTGAGGTAGATTTTGAACCGATAGCTTCTGATAATGTAGGACTACGATAGCCAGATGTAATTGTAATAGGTTTATCAAACTTTGCTCTTACTGGTTCTAATACTCCATAACATAAATCAGTAAGGTTTTTAATTTCTCCACTACCAGCTTTGTTTTCAATTCCTTTACGAACTGCTGTCATGCTCTTTTCAAATTCTTCTAACTTAAAGTGTTTTGATAATTGCATAACTATCTCCTTTATTGATTATCTTGCTGTTGCTGGTACACCAGTTGATGTTACAAAACTTGCCTCTGAGAAAGCTGCATAAATGTATGTGTTTGCACCATTTGAACCACGATTAGTTGTGTATGGTTTCATACCATTAGAAAGAAAATCAAAATAATCATGTCCACCAGTATCTTCGGCATTATCCAAATTTGGATATAATGTATCTTCCATAGGATTACCAGGTGTTCTTTTATTATCAACTATAATCCAATTCTCCCCAGCAGCACTCGCCTCTTTTACCATAACAAAAGCTGGTTTGAATCCTAAATAAATAAATGTACCATCAGCATTTGCATTGCCAACGTATGAGCCAAATTTTGAGTAGCCTTGTTTTTCTGCGAAAGCATAACCAACACAAGTTCCTGTTTTATTCGTATTAATACTAGAACCAAGAGTTATATTAACTGTATCTGGTTCAACATCATTCCAAGCTGAAGCATCATCATCTTTTGCACCTGTAGTATTTAATAATATTCCATAAGTTGCACCTAAAGATTTATGATATACACCCCAACCAGAAGTTCCTGTTGACTTGCAAATTATCATAGATGGTTTTACTCCCAAACCATGTGCTAATTTCGCACCAGAAGTTTGATTTCCAGTATAAGCTAATGTGCTAAAACCAGCAGTTTGATTAAATGAATAAGCACTTGGTGTAATTGTAGTAGAACCATTAGTTGTTATTCCAGATGTTGTTCCAGCTAACCAATTCCAAGCAATCATATTATCACTAGCTTTATTAACTCTATTATTAGTTCCAACAGTAAAACCATCACTATCAAAAGATTTTAAATCTTCAGCAACTGTAGTTTCTGCGTCAGTAACATTACTTGATAAAGTTTTAGTCGCACCTCTTACAACATCTGTTAAAATATGTGCTTCTCCTGAAGTTCTACTTTTAATCCAAGTAAAAGCAGGTGAAAAATTAACTCCAGTTACTGCATTAGAACTACCTGTACCAGTATAAAGTTTTGTATTAAAATAAAGTGTTGGATCGTCTATTGCTGTATAAGCCATTATCCATACTCCGCTAAGTTCTTGCTATTCAAAACATAGTAGCCACTTGGAACTGCATATTCCATGTTTCCATAACCATCACCATCTGCATTGCTAGATGATATTGAAAATGATGGATTACCAAAATTTACTTCAAAAGTTGCATTAGTAGAACTAGACCATTCACCTATAGTTATACAATAACCACCAAAATCTGTAGTGGCTGGATCTACTATAGTTTGTGCAGAACTTACTGCTGAACCATTTTTATAATATTGAATTGTTTTAGTTCCGCTATCTAAATCAATAGCCATACCAAGAATATCATTATTAGCATATCCTGCACCTAAATAGGCAGCAATACCATTATTATTATAAAAATTACCTCCACTCCCATTACCATACCAAGCATAATCATAAGCATAAACACCTGGATAAGCAGCAGTCGTAGTTGCATTTGATCCTGTTACACCTATTAATCCATAAATAGTTCCACTATTAGTATATTTTATTTCTGTGTACCATTTTCCAGCAGTTAATAAAAATGTAGAATTTGTTCTACTATAACTACCACTTGAATTAGCTGTAGTAAATTTTAAATTTGATTCTGCAAAAGTTGGACTTCCTGGTGTATAACCACCTTGACTCGGTACTAACGGATTTAATGTTGAAAAATTATTTGTGCATGTATCCGTTGTTTGATCTGTTGCTATTATATTAGTTTCTGTCCAATCAGTTCCACCATTTGCGTCATTACCTAAATTAGCACTATCTTTAAAGTCTAAATAAAATCCATGTACTCCAAAGGTTAAACCAGAAACATCTATTGGCTTCCATATTCCACTATCGGAATCAAATTCTCCTAGAGTACCAACTGGACTATCACACACTCCATCAAGACCAACTGCTTCTGCCATATATCCATCAAAATCTCTGGAAGAAGTATCATTATTTGATATTTTTCTTGCTTGACTTGCTGTTCCGAATTGTCCATTTGCATTTTGAGTTGGTTGTGCTTCTGTACCAAAAGAAGTTTCTCTAACTCCATTTATCCAGATTTGCATTCTATCTCCAGCAGTTCCATTTCCACTATCGTAAAGACATACTATATGAACCCAAGCTGAAACATCACGAAAAACTCTATTAGTAATTAAATTACCAACACTGTCAGAACCATCATGTTCTTGCCATCTTAAAGTATCATTATCTTTAAAATATAATTGAACATAAGCAGCTGTATTACTAGCTATAATATTTCCACCATTTCCATCTCCATATGCAGTTAGTGAACTTCTTTTAACCCAAAAGGATAATGTATATTTGTCAATATTTGTTGCTGTACTACTTGAGTTTGTTTTTTCTAAATAAGGACTATCTGCGTAGTTAAACCTACATGAATTATCTACTGCAAAACCACCTGTGTCTTTTATGGAGTTAGTTCCAAGAATAATCATTAACTATCCAATCGTGGAAGTTCACCTAATGGTCTTGATTGAACACCATCTGTTGTAGTGTATGTGTATAAAGTTTCTAATGCTGGAGTATTTGAAGCATTTGTAATTTGAGTTTCCATAGTTGCTTGTTTAGTTCTAACTAAATCTCTGTGAGTAGATATGGAACTTGGAATAGCAGTAGATTTTTCTGTGTTTCTTGTAATGTACCAATCTGTTATAGCAAGTTCATTAGCTACTGTTGTTTTTAAATCTTTAATTAATTTTGTTTTTAAGCCTGTAGTAGCAACTTCTCCTTCAACACCTTTTTCATCTATTTCATCTTGTGCTGTCCATAAAGTATCTGCATGAGATTTAGCAACAGCTATTCCATAAGTTGCTGTAACTTCATTATCATCAAAATCATAAGATTGATTAGTATTAATATACCATTTCTCATCTTTTTTATTACTGTCATCAAATACTACTTCATAAATACCAATAGCTTCTAGTTCTGCTTGTGTCCAAAGCTGAAATATTTTAGCTGGATATTGAGTATCTCCAATAACCATAGCTTTAGGATTATTTATTAATTTTGTTATTTCGTTATC